ACACCCCCGGCCAATACCTCCTGCGGTTCTACCGGGGCGCACCCCAGTCGAGTCCGGTCACCGTCGGGTCGATCACGCTCGGCAAACAGGACAACGACGACGCCCACGTGAACCGGGTGTTCTACAACACGACCTCCGACTACCGGATGAAAGAACCGGTCGGGCCGATCACCGACGCCGCCGAACGGGTGCTGCATCTCGCCTCCCGCGCCTTCCGCGGGCACTGGCGGGGCAACGTGACCGACGAGGACATGATGAACGCCCACGACATCGCGGAAGCCGCCCCGTACGCCGTGCTCGGAGCCAAAGACGCCGTGCTGCCTGACGGCCAGATCGACCCGCAGCAGGTGGACTACTCGTCGCTCGTCACGCTGCTCACCGCCGCGCTCGGCAACGCCCTCACCCGCATCGGGGCGTTGGAGGCCCGGCTGGCATGACCCCGTTGGAGTTCGTCCAGAAGCTCGCGGAGGAACTCGACGCGTTGGCGTTGCCCGACCCGGTCCACGCCCAGATGGGTGACGTGGTGGTGGACTGTGAAGGCACCACGATCTCGGTGCTGAACGTGTCGGAGCAGGAGGTGCCGTTCGGCGGGAACTGCGACGTGATCCAGTTCGCGGACATCGTCGTCATCGCCGCCCGGGAATGCTCGGACGTGTCCAACGACGACGGCACGACCGACTGGGCGGCGCAGGACACGGTGTCGGCGGCGATGGACGCCGACGGGCAAATCCTGCTCGACTGGGCCGACGACAAGATGAACGACGCGTTCTTCCGGCTCGGACGCCCGGCGCTCACCTTCACGATCCAAGGCGGCATCGCGTTCGTCACGCTCACGATGAGCTTGCCCGTCCCGTGACGTGAACCTCGACACCCTGTCGGTGATGGAGCGGATCAGTCTGCTCCCACGTGACGAACGGGACAGCTTCATCGATGACCTCTCCCTCGCGGAGATGGCGTCCCCCGAACTGTGGCTACGCCCAGACCAGTTGGCTGCCTACCACGACCCGACGCCGACAGTGGCAGTGGTCGCCGGGCGCGGCGCAGGCAAGACCCGGGTCGGGGCGTCGTGGTGCAACCGCAAAGCCCGGGAACTGCCCGGCTCCATCGGTCACCTCATCGCCCGCACCGTCGCGGACGTACGGGACGTGATGGTGCGCGGCGAATCCGGGGTGATCGCCGTCGCGGAGCCGGACATGGTGCCCGAGTACATCCCGTCGCTGCGCCGCCTCGAATGGCCCAACGGTTCCATCGCGCTCACGTTCTCGTCGGAGAAACCGGCCCAACTCCGCGGCCCCCAGTCCCACTGGACGTGGAGCGACGAACTCGCCGCCCACAACCACCGGCCCGACGACTCCGGGGCGACCTGCTGGGACAACACGAGGATCGGCACCCGGCTCGGGGCGCACCCCCAGATCTTCGTCACCACCACCCCGAAACGGGTGGCGGTGATCCGCGAACTGATCAACCTGGGCCGCACCACCACGAAGGTGTCGCTGCACGGCGCATCGACGTTCGCCAACCGTGCCCACCTGTCCGCCGAATACCTCCGCAACCTGTTCGACCTGTACGCCAACACCGCGCTGGAACGGCAGGAGTTGTACGGCGAACTACTCGACGTGGTCGAAGCCGCGCTGTGGCGGGGCGACGACATCGTGCTCGACGCCACGTGGCTCGACAGCGAAGACACCCTGTCCGTCGTCGGGGTCGATCCCGGGCTGACAACCGGCGGCGACGCCACCGGGATCGTCACCTGCCGGGCTTCGACGGAACGGCGGCTCACCTCCCGGCGGGCGCTGGTCATGGCCGACGACACCGAAGCCGACCTGCAACCGGAACGGTGGGCTGCACGGGTCGTCGCCGCCTGGCAACGCGAACGCGACCTCACCGGGAAGCCGCCGATCATCGTCGCGGAGAAGAACGCCGGAGGCGAACTGGTCGCCTCGGTGATCGAAGCCGAAGCCGGAGCGAACTCGCTGCCCATCGCGTTGATCCCCGCCTCCCGCTCGAAGGCGGGCCGGGCCGAACCCATCGTCATGGCCTACCGCAAGGGCCGGATCAAGCACGCCGACCAGTTCACCGAGTTGGAGTTGCAGATGACCGAGTGGGAACCGCCGGTCCCCGGCGGCGCACGCGGCTCAGGTTGGTCCCCGGACCGGATGGACGCGATGGTTCACGCCATGCGCGCCCTGCTCGTGGACGACTCGCCGCTGCGCCGGTTCGGCAAACTCACCCCGCAGCATTCGACGGTGACGGAACTGCCGGTCGCCCCCTGGCGACGGGAACGCAATGAGTACCATTAGCGCGGTATACGGGAAGGAGCGGATGTGTCGTTCAGCGTCGTGAACGCAGCCCCGAAGATGGAGATCTTCACGCTGTGGGCCGGGTACGGCACGATCAACGGCATCCGCATCATCCCACGTGGCCGGATGTGGGTGATCGCAGAGTCCGCGGAGCCGGACGCCCGGTTGATCTGCCGTCTGGCCTGGAACGAATCCCGCACCGGCCGGGTGCTGTACGAGGATCTCGGAGCGGTGTCGTTCGTCCGGTTACGCACCGGGAAATGGGCTGAGGCGATCATGCCGGACGGCAAACGGGTCCAACAGACCCTCGCCTCGTGTGTGTGCGGGGCTGGGGCGGTCGGCTACGCCGGGCCGATGGAGGGACGCCACTTCGTCACCCAGTTGAACACCCGCAGCCACGAACGGGTCGAGGTGTTCCCGTGAACGGGCCGACCGCCACGGCGGTGCTCGGCGTGTTCTTCCTCGCCGCCGGGACCGCGCTGGTGATCACGGAGCACGCGTTGGCCGGGGCGTTGATGCTGATCGTCGCCGTGTTCTCGCTGCTCACCGTGATCGGCATGGCGTACAACGACGCGAGAGGAAGGTGAATGGCGACCGCGGCCGAAGCCGCCCAGGCCCGTGACGCCGTCGAGGCGCAGGCGCAGCTTCTCTACGCCGCCGCGGCGGCGTACGTCGCGCAAGCGGAGATCTCCGGTGCGGTCACCGCCATCCCCTCCACTTCGACGGCGGTGGTGCGCGCCGCCGACAAGATGGCGAAGTCGTTGAAGACCCGGTTCCCTGACTGGTATACGACGCCGGGGGCGACGCTGGGCACCATCGAGCCGTTGTTCGGGGAACTGCTCGATGAACTGATCAACGGCAAGGAGGAACTGCCGTTCCCGCGTCCGCCTGCGCCGCCGGGTCCGTTCGGTCGGCGGTGGTCGAAGCAGGAGATCCTCGAAGAAATCGTGCAGCCGTTCATCGGGGAGATCGTCGGGGAACTGACCAAAGGGATCTGGGAGACGGCGCTGGACGAATCGCACCAGCACTGGCAGACGGTGGTGGAACGGGTCCGACGGGACAACCCGGCGGCGACCACCCGTCAGATCGCCCAGGTGTTCCGGGCCGACACCGCCTGGCAGCACGCCGCCGCCCGTACCGCCGCAACCCGGCTGTCCGCCACCGTCCCGACGAACATGGGGGTCAGCGAGGACACGTGGCGGGCCGCAGCCGAACGCGCCCAGACCCGGGCGATGGTGGTGGACACCCGCAAAGCCCGCGAGGCCCGGGCCGAAGGCGCACCGTTCCCGCCCGCCCGTGCCGCCGAGATCCCGGCCAGCCTGATCGAAGCGGTCAACAAGACGGTCGGGGAGAACCATCGGATCGTGTGGATCTCCCGGGGTGACGCCAAGGTCCGCGAGTCGCACCGCCGGTTGCACGGCAAGGTGCGCAAGCCGGGGTCGTCGTTCAAGGACTGGCCGACCGGCCAGCAGTTGAACTTCCCGGGTGACCCGCGTGCTCCGCTGGACGAGATCATCAACTGCCGGTGCGCCCTGATCCTGGTGCCTGAATCGTCGGCGCATCGGGTGGCGGACACGTTCCAGGTGTCCGACGAGGACTTCGACGCCGTCGCCGCCGCCGGGATCGTCCTGTCCCAGGCCGAATCCGACCTGCTCACGGAGCTTTCCGCATCGGTTTCGTAGGAGGGAAGGTTTCCGGTTTACGGTATGTTGTACTCAGCATGACCGAGACATACCGACCTGACCCAGACTGCCCGAATTGTGCGGGCACAGGACTCACCCTGCTTATGGACCGCTGCGGCTGCGGCGGGTTCCGCGAGATCGTGCCGCCCGTGACGTGCGGCTGCGACTGCCACTACATCGTGCAGGACGTAGACGAACACACCCCCGTCCACGACCTTTACCCTGACGGCTGCGGCCGGTGCCGCGCCCATCACGCCTCCGTCGAGGCCGTGATCGAGGAACTCGACGCCCACCCCACGTGGAACCCTGTCGTCCTTCCCGACGACCTGGACGAGGCCGACATCATCACCGCGGACTTCGAGGATCCCGTGGCCGGGGCGATGGAGATCGTCAAAGCCATCGACGCGGCGATGCCGCCTCCCGGTCTGCCGCCGCTGACCAGCGTCCCGATGGTCCCCACCGTCACCGCTGGACCCACCCGCAGCCCGATCACCGGCAGGGCAGCCAGCGAGTCGCAGATGAACTTCATCCGCACTCTCGTCTCTGAGCGTGACCCGGCCGACGATTACGTCGCCGCGGTCGCCACGGCGCTCGCAGAGGATTGGGCGATCTCCGCGAAACAGGCGTCCGGGGTGATCGAGAAACTGTTGAAGATCCCGAAGACGAACCCCGGCTTCCGCCCCAACTCGTACCCCGGCACCTGCGGGGTGTGCGGCGGCGAAGTCCCCGCCCATGCGGGCTGGATCCAGAAACAGGACACCGGTCTCGCCCGGGGCAAGTGGGTCACCTTCCACAAGCACGGCGAGTGCCTCACCGGGGCGGCGAAAGCTGAGGCCGAAGCCGAACGGGTGACCGAACCCGGCATGTACGAGAAGGACGGCACCTACTACCGGGTGCGCAAGGGCCGCTACGACAAGACGGTGCTGTGGGCTGAGCGGGCGATCCCGATCAGCCACGGCTCCATCGTGTTCCGCAAGGCCGGACGGGCGTCCACCATCGGGTTGAAGGCCAGCGACCGGCTCGACTGGAAGACGGCCCGCAAGCTGGGCGTCGCCTACTCGGCGTGCATCAACTGCGGTCGGTCCCTGTCCGACGACCGGTCCCTCGTCGCCGGATACGGCGAGACGTGCGCCGGGCACAACGGGTGGCCGTACCCCTCGCAGCGGGAGGCGACGGACATCCTCGCCGGGATCCTCACCTGGGGGGAATAATCCCGTATACGGGACGTTGTATTAGGTGTACAGGTGAGACCGAAAGGGCACCGACCGGGGTCGCAACCCGGCCAAGGGTGACGCAACCTCCGGCAAAGCCTGGACCGGCCCCCTCCTTCCCCTCGGGAGGGGCCGCTTCGCGTATACGCTGCCGCTGGTGGACATCCCCCGGCAGCCGTTGTCCGTCGATGAGGCGGCAGCCGCGGTCGAAGTCGCCGTCCGGGCCAAACTCATCCAGGGCTACGTCAAGCTGGTCGAAGCCACCGACGTGGCGATCAAGACCCTGGTATACGTCGCCGTTCACGGCCGACATGAAGAAGCCCGGGTAATGGCCGCACGCGAGATCCTCGACCGTGCCCACCTGTCCGCAGAGACCCGCGCCGCCATCGACCTGCAACCCACCATCGAAGTGCGGGCAGAGGAACTACGGACCAAGCTCGACTCGATGCAGGCGGCACTGCTCGCCCCCATCGAAGTGGAGGAAGCCGGTTAGCACCATCCTCCCCTACGACGCCCCTCCCCAGGCGGCGAAGTGGGACCGGGTGTTTGCCGACGACGTGTGCGATGCGCTCATCGAACGGTTCGAGGACTGGCCGCGCATCGAACGGGTCGGCAATCGTGGCCTGCCCGGCACCGCCGTGTCACCGCCCGGCGAGATCCACGCGTTGATGCTCGCCCTCGCCACCGAAGTGGCGCACACCTTCGCCACCGACGTGAGCCACGTGAAGGCCAGCATCGTCCGCTACGACGTGGGTGACAAGTTCGCCCGGCATCGGGACATGGAGCGGCACTGGCCGTTCTCGTACGGTCGGACCGTGTCGTTCTCGCTGCTGCTGTCCGACGAGTTCCAGGGCGGCGAAATGATCGTGGAAGGGCACGACATGGAGTTGCGTCGCGGGGAAGTGGTCGGGTTCAACGCGACCACGTGGCATGAGGTCCGGCGGGTGACCGGCGGGCAACGGTACGTGCTCGTCGTGTTCGGGCATTGGCTGACCGACGCCGAACTCGAACAAGTCAACGCGGTCGAGTTCTGAGGTGCTCGACCACCTCGCCCTTGTCGTCTTCTTGGGCCTTGTCGTATACCGGGCTACGCAGGCGGCGACGTTGGACATGGTGAGCCAGCCGGGCCGGGACTGGCTGCTGCGCAAGGTGCAGGAGGCGGGAGCGGAGAGCCGGTCGGCTGCCCGCTGGGCGTACAAACTGGTCACCTGTCCGTGGTGCCTGTCGGTGTGGCTCGCCTTCATCCTCGTGCTCGTCTGGGTGCTGTGGCCCGGCGATTGGGACGGGGTGGGTGACTACCTGTTCACGGCGGTCGCCGTCGCCGGGGTCGCCGCCCTCGCCCTCGATGTCCACATCCGGCTGACCCATGACTCCGGCCCTTAGCGGTTCCCGTATACTGCGGTGATGACGATGACCCAGAACGGCCCAGAACAGTCACTCGATGAGATCGAGCAGACGATCCGTGCCCGGGTGGCGGCAATCGACGCCGAACTCGCCTCGATCAGCGAGCAGCAGCAGGCGCTCGTCGCCCGACGGCGGGACTTGAACGCCGAGAAGGACAAGGCGACCAGGATGCTCCCACGTGCGCCCCGCAAACGCCGCCCGAAGGTTGAGCAGCCGACCCTGACCGCCGCCCCGTAGTTCCCCCGGGCCGGGCAGGTCGGGGCGTCTACGCTGCCCGACGTGCGGTTCTTCGACATCAACGGTGACCGGCACGGCGGGGATCCGATCCCGTACAACACCCCTCGGGCGATCCTCGGGTCGGTTCAGCGGCTCAACTTGAAGAAGGGCGCGCAACGCTACGAGAAGCGTGCCCCGCTCGAATGGCAGATCGGAGCCTGGCGGTTCTACGACCAGATCGGGGAGATCCACTACGCGTTCAGCCTGATCGGCCAGATCATCTCCCGGGTACGGCTGTTCGTCGCCGTCGTCGTGTCCGACGATGACGCCCCTGTCGATGTGGACGTGTGGCTCGAATCGATGGAGGACGCCGGGAACCCCGACACCGTCAACAAGGTGGCGGACAAGGCGAAGGAACTGCTCAACGAACTGACGGAGCACACCCCGGGCCGGGAGTCGGGGATGATGCGGTCACTGGCCCTCAACTTCTGTGTGCCCGGCGAGGCGTACCTGGCCCAGGTGGAGAAGGAGTGGCTGATCCTGTCCCCGGAGGAACTGACCGCAGCCGGGAACGGCTACCGGATCCGGCGGTCCCGCACCGGGCAGGCCAAAGGCGACATCGGTCTCGATCAGAACGCGTTCGTGGCCCGTCTGTTCCGTCCGTCCCCCCGGTGGGGGTTGGAGCCGGACTCGTCAATGGTCGCCGTGCTCGACATCTGCGAAGAACTGGTGCTGCTCGACCAGGTGATGCGGGCGATGGCCCGCCGGGCGATGAACGCCGGTCTCGTGTTCATCCCCGAAGGGATCACGGCGTTCGCCGCCACCGCGGAGGACGAGACCCTGGCCGACTCGATTGCGGGCATGGCGGTCGATTCGGTAGAGACCGAAGGGGCGGTCTCGACGGTGACACCGAAGGTGGTTACCGGCCCACCCGAACTCGGGGACGCGATCAAGCCGATCAAGCTGTCCGACCCGGTCGATCAGAACATCTCGACCGCGGCGGACCGGCTGATCGAACGGATCATGGCCGGGTTGGACATCCCCAAAGAGGTCGTCAAGGGTGTCGCCAACGTCCGCTACTCGAACGCTGTCGTCATCGAAGACTCGATGTACCGGGCGCACATCGAGCCGCTCGTCCTGCTCATCGTGGACTGTCTCACCTCGGCGTATCTGCAACCGTTGCTGTTGAAGCAGTGCGAGTCCGACGGTGAACGTGAGGTCGCCCGCCGGTTCGTGTGCTGGGCGGACACGTCCGCCATCGTCACCCGGCCCGACAAGTCGCAGGCGGCGGACACCGGCTGGACGAACCATCTGCTGTCCGGGGAGGCGTGGCGGCGC